GTCATAGTTACGAAATGATGTGATATAATATAGATAGATAAGAAATATCTATACATAATGTCACCTGATAGACACGACATTCCATTCATAGGAGACTTCTATACAAAACATGAAGTTGATAAAATGATTGCAGATGCTCTTGAAGAAGCAAGAGCAATTGATGAAGCATCAATGCGTGATCATAATTTCAAAGCAACTATCATTAGTATGATTCTTGGGTTCATATGTCTTGCTCTTTTTGTTGATGGATTGTTAAGGATACTTGGTATCATCCCACCATTTATGGATCTGGATGTAAGTATTGTTGATAAGATTGTGGAGAGAGTAGAGCAGGATGTTATACCACAAGTTCAAAAGTATCAACGTTATATACCAGGAATTTAATGGGAATGGGAACTATCGATACATCACCTAGTTCTATTAGAATGTTTGCTGTTCTGGTGATGGGTTTAATATGGTTTTATATTTTATGCCATCCACCAGAACAAGATTAAAAATACTTGACTAGATACCATGTATCCAGTATAATAGTAAGGCAAACTATTCAAAGCAATGACGCTTACCTCTAAATTTAAGAAAGATATCAGTACTCTTCGTGCTGCTGCTAACCGTGAAACTTATCTTGATGTAAAAAATCCAAAACTTTATAAAAAAGTTCGTCGATTTTATATAAATGAAGGAGTGGAATTTACAGAAGACACTCTTGAAAATTATGAAATTCTAATGGATTGTATATTAGAAGATCTTCAGGCAGTGGAGGTATTATAAATGCATTTAAAAGTTCCTTATGTTCATTATCGTTCAGTTATCTCATCACAAATTTGCGATGAGATAGTTGATGATGGTAGAAAACGATTAGTCGAAGCACGAACTAATAAACAGCAAGATGTTAGAAAAAGTCAAGTTGCTTGGTTAACGGATAAACGCATATATGATTTAGTTCTTCCGTATATTAAGGATGCTAATCAAAAAGCAGGATGGAATTGGTTTTTTGATCGTATTGAACCAATTCAATTTACTAAGTATGGATTGAATCAGTTTTATGATTGGCATCCTGATGGTGGATCTGATTTTTTAAGTGTATATAAAAATCAATCTGATTCTGGTAAAAATGGTAAGGTTAGAAAAATAACTGTAACTATAAACCTTGTTGATAGTAGTCAGTATGGTGGTGGTGATTTGCAATTTGATCTTGGTGCTTCAGGTGGAGTTAAAACTTGCGATCAAATAAAACCTAAAGGATCTATTGTTATATTTCCTAGTTTTATACCTCATAGAGTTAAACCCATAACAAAAGGTATTAGGTATAGTTTAGTGATGTGGGCGATAGGTAAACCATGGCAGTGAATCAAAAACCATGGGGAACGACAGAAGTTCTCCTGGATCAATCAGATTATAAAGTTAAAAAGATTTTTGTGAAAGCAGGAGAAAGATTTTCTCTTCAGTATCATAATCATCGCCAAGAACATTGGGTTATTATTTCGGGTATAGCATACATAACACAATATGGGGTTGAGTCAACAATAAGACCTGGTGAACATGCCTACATACCTAAAGAAAGTATTCATCGTCTCTGTGCTGGTATAGATGGCACTACATTTATTGAGATCCAACGAGGTGAATGTAGAGAGGATGATATTGTAAGACTTGAAGATGATTATGGGAGAGCAACATGAGTTATGCGTTATTAAGTGTATCGGATAAGGAGGGGATTCTTCCGTTAGCATCTGCGTTACATTATGTTCATGGATATACTTTGATTTCTAGTGGTGGTACGGCTGCTGCTATTAAGAAAGCAGGTATACCCGTAATGACAGTATCTGAATATACTGGTTCTCCAGAGATATTGGGTGGTAGAGTAAAGACATTACATCCTAAAGTACATGGAGGTATTCTTGCCAAGAGGGGTGATCCTAATCATGGTATAGATTGTAAGGCAAATGGAATTGAGTTGATTGATGTTGTTGTGGTAAATCTATATCCATTTCAAGCAACTGTTGCTAGGGAAGATGTTACATGGGATGAAGCAATAGAGAATATTGATATTGGTGGTCCTACTATGGTAAGGTCAGCAGCAAAAAATCATACTTATGTTTCTATATTAACTAATCCTGAACAGTATGATGGGTTTGTTAAAGCATTGAATGATGATACTGTGAATGAATTACGTCCTCGATTAGCATTAGAGGCATTTAAACATACTGCTGAATATGATGCAGCAATTAGTACTTGGATGAAATCAAGATTATGACTCTTACTTTTTCAGAAATAACACGTGGTTTAGAGTTTAAACAATTCTTACGTTATGGTGAAAATCCTCATCAGGAAGCAGCATGGTTTACATTTCCTGATCAAGGATTAACTAATGCCAAGCAGTTGCAGGGTAAAGAATTAAGTTATAATAATCTTATAGATTTAGAGGCTGCAATATCCACAGTTCAAGAGTTTAAAGGAGAACCTGCTTCTGTTGTCATTAAACATACCAACCCTTGTGGGGTGGCAATAGGAGAGTCTATCTCTGATGCTCTTGTTAGATCACTGGATGCAGATAGGGTAAGTTGTTTTGGTGGAATTATTGCTCTCAATAGAGAGGTGGATGATGTATGTGCTATAGAGATATATAAAAGTTTTTATGAGTGTATAGTCGCACCTAGATTTACTGGACATGCACGAAAGATTCTTGCTGGTAAGAAGAACTTAAGATTGCTTGAATTGGATGTGGATGATATGCAATTATCTACGTATAACATTAAAAGTATCTTGGGAGGAGTTGTAGTACAGGAAAGGGACATTAAACCAGTTGATGTTGGTGATTGGACTGTATGTACCGAAAGACAACCTACCACTCAAGAGATGATAGATTTATTATTCTCATGGAAGGTAGTAAGACATGTACGTTCTAATGCAATTGTAGCAGTACGTGATGGTAGAACTCTTGGTATTGGTGCAGGACAAATGAATAGAGTAGGTTCATCTAGAATTGCATTAGAGGCAAAGGATGATATGAGTGGTGCTGCATTAGCAAGTGATGGGTTCTTTCCATTTGATGATACAATAAGGAAAGCAGCAACCTATGGTATTAAGGCAGTGATACAACCAGGAGGAAGTATCAAAGATGAAGAATCTATTACTGCATGTAATGAATTAGGAATTACTATGATATTGACTGGAATACGACATTTTTTACACTAAATGAATTATGAAGATAGGATTTCAATGTAGTTCTTTTGATTTATTTCATGCAGGGCATGTAACTATGCTTAAGATGGAGAAGGAGTTGTGTGACTACTTGAAGGTTGCTCTTCAAGTAGATCCTACTATAGATCGTCCTGGAGTTAAAAATAAACCTACACAATCAATTTATGAACGTTATGTTCAATTACAAGCTTGTAAGTATGTGGATGAGATTCTTATATATGAAACAGAATTGGATTTACTTAATTTAATTAAGACACAAACCTTTCATATTAGATTTTTGAGTGAAGAGTATAAGGAGGTAGATGTTACTGGAAAACAGTATTGTATTGATCATGGAATTGAAATTCATTATCATTTAAGAAGACATACTTATTCTTCAACTGAGTTGAGAAATAGAGTTTATTTACTTGAAAAAGAAAAAAGAGATGAAAAGATAGTACATGATATACCACAATATGCTCCAGAACTTTTAGATAAGTATATGCAAAAATGACAATATTAGTTACAGGTGGCGCTGGATTCATTGGTAGTAATCTACTTTATACTTTAATTGATACGTATGAAGAGGATGTTGTATGTGTAGATAGTTTGACATATGCTGGTAATGAAAGGAATGTACCTGATTCTGTTTCTTTATATCCATATGATATTGCTGATAAAGTAGGTATTGATGAACTTTTTAAAATTTATAAACCAAGGTATGTTTTTCATTTAGCAGCAGAGAGTCATGTAGATAATTCAATTAAGGATTGTTCACCATTTATCCATACAAATGTAGTAGGTACGGTAAACCTCCTTAATGCAGCATTGGAGAATGGGGTAGAGAAGTTTATGCATATCTCTACTGATGAAGTATATGGTTCTATTGAAGAGGGATCATTTACAGAAGATACAATTTATGATCCTAGGAATCCATATTCAGCATCAAAGGCATCTAGTGATCATTTTGTAATGGCATATCATAATACATATGGACTTCCTGCTATTATTACTAATTGTTCTAATAATTATGGGCCAAGGCAGAATAATGAAAAGATGATTCCAAAGATAATATCTAATTTATTGGATGGTAAAAAGGTTCCTGTATATGGTAAGGGCGAACAGATTAGGGATTGGCTCTATGTTCAGGATCATTGTGAGGCATTAATAAAGATATGTAATGAGGGAACTATTGGTGAGAAGTATAATCTGGGTGGAGAGTGTGAGGTTAGGAATATTGATTTAGTTAAAAAGATAATTAATATTATGCAAAAAGATGAATCTATGATAGAATTCGTAGAGGATCGTCCTGGACATGATTTTAGGTATTCTACTGACATTACTAAAGTTAAAAATACTTTAGGATGGAGTCCTAGATTTACTTTAGATAGGGCAATTATTCAAACTATAGAATGGTATGAAAGTAACAGAAACAAGTCTACTTGATGCTTGCGTTATTGAAGTAGATAGGTATGAAGATGATAGGGGATTTTTTATGGAAT